AAAGAAGAAATTAAAATAAGAACGTTAAAAATTAAAAATATTATAAAAGTAATTTTTAATAAAAGTAAAAATTAAGTGTTATGTTAAATGTTAGGAGAGAATTTTTAGTAAATAGAGATGAAACTGGTAGAGAAGTTGTTTTTTACCCACAAACTGGTAAGAAATATTATGTTGAATTCATCGAACCAAGGAATTTTAAAAGTTCATGGGGTGATATAGACCCAGCAACAAAAAAAATGACTGGTTCATATGGTAATAAAACAAAAGGTGCTATTACTCCTAACGAATCCTTAATAACAAAGGAAAATGGTTTCAGTGAAATTGTTGAAGGTAAAGGTAGTCCTTATTATAATATTGATGTGTTACATAATAAATGGAAAAGAGATAATGGTTACTAAAGATGATGAAACTTTAATATTAGAAATTAATGATAAGTTTGATAGATTAATTAGGATTAAAAAAATTAGAAATATTAAAAAAGTGAAAAAATGGTTATTGATAAAAACAAAGTAAAAATTGAATTATATAAATCTAAGGTAAGTGCTTACATTAGTCATTATATGTATGGTAATGTATATTACACAGTTGAAATGGCAGATGGTAAGTTTCAATTTCCGATTGAAACAGTTGATACTCATGAAGAAAAGGTTAAGTGTGAAAATGGTAAGACTAAAATAGTGGTAATTGTTGATGATTTATCAAGTGATTTAGGTTCAACAACATTTAGTGCTGAAATTAAAGCATCTGAATTGAATAGATGGATTGTTAAAGCAATCGATAAAGATAAGTTTATAAAGGTAGGTTAATCCTACCAAATTGGGATATAGCTCAGTGGAAGCAGCATCTCCTTTACATGGAGAAGGTCGTAGGTTCGAATCCTACTATCCCAACAATATGCTCCGATAGTGGAACTGGTAGACACGCTATTTGAAATTAATTAAACTAAATATGGTCCCGTAGCCCAATAGGCAGAGGCATCGAGCTTAAACCTCGTACAGTGTGGATTCGAATTCCATCGGGACTACTAATATAAATTTTTAAATAAAAGACACGTTGTTTATATTTATTTAAAAACTTGTAGTATGCAGATATGGGGGAATTGGTAGACCCGTTGCATTTAGAATGCAATGCCGAATGGCGTGAGAGTTCGAGTCTCTTTATCTGTACGACTTTTTTATTTTTATGGTATATTTATAGTATATGAAATTAATTGAAATATATCAACAAGTAATAACTGAACAATTAATATTTGAAAATTCATCTATTATATTAAATGAGGTTTTTATATTATGTGAATCTAAAGATGAAAATACATTTGAATGGGATATTACCAAAGAAAAGATTGATAAATCAAAAGAAGGTATTAGTAGTAAAAAACAAGCTGAAAAGTATTTAAATATGTTTTTGGATAAGATTAAATCTTTACCAAAATCAATAAAAGTTAAATTAACCAAATATGCATTAATATCCTTAATTACTGTTATAGGTGTTAATTCAGTTGATTCTATAATTTCATCTAAAGCTCCAGAAATTAAACAAGAATTATCACTACACTTTAAGAACTTGAATATGGAGGTTCCAGAAGAAGTTCAATCTAATCCAACAATATCATCTGATAGTCTTAAATTATTCCTAAAACGTGAGGAAGGTTCTGTTAAAGAAAAAGGTAATCCAGTACTTAATGCATATAGATTAGGTGATGGTATGATAACTATTGGGTGGGGACATGCTGAAAAAGAAAATAAATCCAAATATGCATTAGGACAATCAATAGATATAAATGTTGCACAACAATTATTTAATGATGATGTAGAAGAAGCTGAAAATGGTTTGAATAGAATCTTCAAACAATGGAAACATAAAGGTATTGATGTTAAGATTGACCAAAACATGTATGATGCAATGACTTCTATGATTTTCAATATGGGTATTGGTAACTTCAGAAAATCAGAATTCATTCAAGAAGTTAAGAAAAATAACTTTGAAGCTGCAAAAGATTTAATACCACAAACAAATGTAACATATGCTGGTCATATACCTAGAAGAGCATTAGAAGCTGAAATGTTCGGAAAAGGAATGAATAATTTACAAATAGCTAAAATATAGATAAAATATAGATAATTATGTTAAACGAAAAATTAGTATTAAAAGATTATAGCACATATATAGAGATAGTATCAAATTCCTATTTAAACGCAAAAGATTATGATGAATCAGTTACCAATCATTGGGAATCGTTAAATAAATCCAACCATCAATTATTTAAAAGATTATTATCTAAAGTAGATGTTATATTTACAACTAATAATAAATCTAAAGTTGGTTCTATTAATATTAATGGGCGAGACTTTAAAATTATGTTTTTAAATTCTAACGAAGAGTATAAAACTCAAAGTGAAATGAAAACATCGTTTGAAGAAACTGGAATTTTAAAAATAAGTGTAGATTATTCTGAACATCCATATTTTAGTGTTGAGGATAATATAATATTTAGAACTGTTCATGACTACATTGCACACATATTAGGAAATTATAATTTTGGTGGTAAAGGTGAAATAGCTTGTTATAATTTACATGCAAAAATGGCACCACAAAATGCAATACCAGCATTATTTACTGAAGTAGTTGGTCAAGCAGCAACAACTGTTGCTACTGGTTCTTTCCCTAAACAAAAGATTGTAATATTAAATGGATTTGATTTTTATAATGTAGGTGTTATAGATGATGATAATTATGAAATAATTAATAAGCAATTAGTTAAAAAGGGTGAGGAAGTTATAAATAATAAAGTAGATACTAGTAGTCGTGAAGAACCTAAAGCAATACACGCATTAGATAAAGATTCAGAAAAAGAGTTGGATTTATCACATTTTATTAGAAAAAGTTTAAAAAGTAAACTTCTAGAAATCAGAACTTTATAAAAAACATTTAAAAAAAGATTAAAAAAGACTTGTTTTTTCAGTACTTTGTGTGTACCTTTGTATATATATTTAAAAACAAAACAAAATGAAAACTAATAACAACATATTTGAATTCTTTATAGCCGAGGCCGATTTTAGCCTAGGAAGGTCAAGTAATGTCATGTGTTAACTATTTAGTTTAATAATATTGATAATTAGCTTGGCCGAAACGCCAAGCTTTTTTTTGTTTATAAAAATAAAAATAAACATTAGGTATAACGAAATAAAATACATACCTTTGTAACAACAACAACAACGTACTTTGACATAATTAATAACGATAAAAAAATAAATTAATTTATTTTAAAAAACATTAGGTATAACGAAATAAAATACATACCTTTGTAACAACAAAATAAATAATGGTTCTGTAGCTCAGTTGGTAGAGCATCGCATTGAAGATGCGAGTGTCAAGGGTTCGACTCCCTTTGGAACCACAATAAAAATAAGTCTTAAATATCCTATGAACAAGATAGGGGACTATAAATGTTCCAGTGGACAAACGGTTAAGTCGTCTGCCTTTCACGTAGAAGATTGCGAGTTCGAATCTCGTCTGGAATACTAGAGCGGTTTACTTACCAGAATCGAAGGGTATTGGTTTACGAAAAAACCATAAACACAATTTAATGAAAATTTAAATGTTGTATGATTCGGTGGTCTTGTACGTTCTATCAAGAACGTTCCTAGGGGGTGTCACTCTAAGGCAGTACCTCTTAAATGCTCCCATCGTCTAACGGTTAGGACGTTACCTTTTCAAGGTAGAAACGAGAGTTCGATTCTCTCTGGGAGTACTATAAAACAATTACTGTAATTGTTTTTTTAGAAACCATGAGATAGGTTTACAGACTTAAATTGTGGTTCCGTGTGCTCGTCTAATGGATAGGACAACTACTTTCGGTAGTAAATTTGGGTTCGAGTCCCAAGCACACAACAAACCATCGATGTGTATGGTAACTTTGTATCTTAGTTACCCCAATTCGAAAGTGTTCACTAGAGACTAACAAGTTTCTAAACATTATTAGTAAAGTCAAAGATGCCAGTTCGGGTTTTTAGTAGAAAACCACTAGTGGAGGTTTGGTAATCACAATGGGTTAGTCCCATGGAGATACTGTGAAAACTGAAAACATCATATTAGTGTCCCCTCAATAGGTTCTTACACAAGTCGGTTATGAGAGGGTGGATTAAGTAGCTCAGTTGGTTAGAGCAAGAGTCTCGAAAGTGTAAATGAACTCGTGGTCGTTGGTTCGAGTCCAACCTTAATCTCAAACGCCCAAGTAGCTAGAGTTACGTCTAGTATGGGTTTTGAGTATGACTGTTAGGAAAGACTAACATACGGTCTCATTGTCTAATGGCTAGGATATATCACTGTCGATGATAGGGTCGGGTTCGACTCCCCGTGGGACCGCCAAAATGGAGATGTAGTACAATTGGTAGTATGCCTCGTTGTCTGCGAGACGGTTGTGGGTTCGAGTCCCATCATCTCCGCTAGGTGTTACACAAATCCTATGGGAATACCCATATAGGGAACACGTAAAGTAGATTAGATAAATTGATAGCGACTTGTATTTAAGTGTAATAAAGATACGAAATCTAATATTTGGGGATGTAGCTCAATTGGTTGAGCATTACCTTTGCAAGGTAAAGGATGTGAGTTCGAGTCTCATCATCTCCACTAAAAAAAATAAATACAATGGGAAATTTTAGATTTGAACTTGGTATAGATTATTATTTAGAAAATGGTACCATAGTATATACTGATGTGTATTTGAGAAATAGAGGGACTTGTTGTGGTAGTAATTGCAGACATTGTTGTTTTGAACCATCAAATACCAAAGGTAATAAAGTTTTACAAGAAAATTACGATAAAGAGTTGTAAAATTAAAATTTTATTAGTACATTTGTTAAAATAAATAATACGATGAGAAAAAAAGTTTTACAGTTTATTGCGAACAAAATTATAGTTGTTATTAATGACACGTCAAATAAAGATATGATTTTTTATTATTATAATCTTGGTTGTACTTTAGATGCGTATTCTATCGAATTTCATAATATTTATTTAGATTAATAAAAAGTTAGGAATATCGAATTAAGTTTAGTACCTTTGTAATGTAAGTAAATTAATTATAAATAAATAAAATAAATAAAATGAGTAAATTCGCAAACGAGTTATCAGCTTCTGACAAATCAATCAAAGCAAAAAGAGCTAAAATGCTAGAAGACACAACTGTTATTGAAGTTGAGTCTTTTCTTCAAAATTTAAAGAGGGAAAAACTACAGTTAAATAATAAGTTAAACAATTTAACTGATTTAGCACCAGATAATACATATTCTCTAAGACCAGGTTCTAAGGAGTTTAATGCTGGAGAATGGGTGAAAGAATTGCATTTAACAAAAATGGAAATTGCACTTAAAGATATTGAGTTAGTAGAAGCTCAAGGTATATATGATGAGTGGTTTGGTGATGAAACTAAAGGTTAATTAAAAAATATGAAAAAGATTTATCTCGCTAAATCAAATAATGCCAACCCGAATATTTTATATAAAGTTCGCTCTATTTTAAGTAAATTTAATGTTGAAGTTGTCGAGTATTCTGGTGGAAGTTATTCACATGATTTATTATTAAGTTGTGATGAGTTAATAGTTATACCAGATATATCTAAAACTTATAATGAAATGTTCAGTCATGAATTTTATGTACCTTTAGGTAAAGGCTTACATGACCAAATAGATGTATTTAAGTCTGAGAGTAATTTAGATAATATTTTTATTGTAACAGAGTTTGATGATGTTTCTGTTCGTGGTTTTTGTTATGGTTTTAATTATGATTATAAAGATGGGTATATAATACAAATTCAAGATGAAGATGATTATAAAAATTATTCACATATTTTGATTGATAAAGACTCAGCTTTGATATCACCATGGTGTTATGAATTATATTTGAAAGAAATTCATAAGTTAAAAGATGAGTCATGGGTTTCAGACTGTTTAAATGAATCTATTGATAATAATGTTAAACATTTAAAAAATGAAAAATTTAAATATCTTTTAATAAAAACATTGTAAAATTAAAAAAAGATTTGTACCTTTGTAATATAAATTAAATAACATCAAAACTATTTAATTTTAATGGGGATTAGCTTTAAGTTTAGAGCAAACGAGCGAAAGCAGTTAATGGTTGTTGGTATCGAATCCATCATCCCCTCAGTAAACGTTTTTTGACATATTGGAAATAATATTATATGTATACGGATAATGTCCGTTCATATTAAATATTTTTATTATATATTAGGTACGGTTCAGTCCATATATCAAAAGATGTTATATTACATAACACGCCTATATATAATAGAAATTTAGGTGAGCTCATAGTAGAAGAGGTTAATTCTACTAAATGGTAAGGTAGCTCAGTTGGTTAGAGCAAGGGTGTAATAGCTGGGGGTCGGATGTTCGAATCATCCCCTTACCACTTGGTTTTCGAAACGCTATATGGCATTAATGATTAAGTTCATCGGAATTAGTGGTTGTACACAAAAAACGTGTACGTAATCCGTCAATGCAACGGCCCACCCAAAAAAATTGATAATGGGATATGTAAAGATGTAGTTCGTCCTACATTGAGTCTAGGCAGCATATCTGACGGCATTATCATAGTCGCTATGGTGGAAGTGGCATACACACCGCACTAACCCGTCTCTATTGAGACTAGCTCTAGATTAATCATTTAGGTTTATGGGGTGAAAAGTGGGCCATTGATTCTGGTTTGTAGGTTCGAATCCTTCTAGGGACACTAAATAATATTGATAATAAGAGAACAAGCAGCACTAGCCATGTTGGAATTATAACCAGCTTAGGTCAAAAATTATAAGCTTGTGACTTTTATTATCAATATATTATAATTCATTGATTATTAATTAGTTATAGTGTAAAATAAATGATAAAAAGTTTTAAAAACACTTGACTTTTGAGTTTAAAGTTCGTATATTTGTAGTGTAAGAAAGTAGTATAAATAAGTATAAATAAATAAGTATAAATAAATAAGTAAAAGTAAAAAAAAAAGTATGGCAACACCAAGAAAAACAAAAGCAAGTGCTACGACTGAAATCGTATTAGGACAAGCTGCAAATCAAATCGCTAAAGCGGTTATTGAATTAAATAATGCTACAACAACTGTAGGTAAATTGGCTTTAAAAGCTGAAGACATGACTTTATTAGTAGCTAATAAAGAAGAAGAAATCGCTGCATTGACAGTTGAGTATACTGAGAAAGAACGTCAGTTAAAAGTAGACTTAGAGTTATCTTTTAAATCTAACACTGAAAAAGTTGTTAACGAACATTTAGCTAGTAAAAATTATACTGCAATTTCTGTTAGTGAACTGATTGAGTTAAAAGATGAGTTATCAACTTCTAAATCTAATATTGATTCTAGAATAGAAAAAGAGGTTTCTACTGAAACAACAAGAATGAAATATAATTATGAGAATGAAGTTAAATTGATTCAATCTGAACATAAAGCTATTTCTGCTGATAATTCAGCTAAAATTGGAACATTGGCTAGTCAAAACAAGTTCTTAGAAGAACAAGTTACTAAATTGTATTCACAATTAGATGCTGAAAGAGCTGCTAGTATTGAAAGAGCAAAAGCTGCTTCTGTTGGTTCAATCAACGTTTCACCTTCTGGTAAATAATTAACAATAAGCTATGTGGGGAACTGCATAGCATTATTGCAAAAGGAATGAAAGATTATTTCAGCAAACAAAACTGAAAGCCCTTTTAAAGCCGTGGTCGTGGGTTCGAGTCCCACTCTGAGAAACCCTATGGGGGTCTTAGGTAGCTCAGTTGGTAGAGCACGTTCAAAAAAAATAATCTTGTCCTTTTATATGGAAATAGCTTAATTGGTAGAGCGTTATCTCTAAATGCGTTTGTGATGTTCGATTCATCTTTAATATGGTAACATGACGTAAGGTAAATATTTAGGTTCGAGTCCTAATTTCTGTACGGGTTTCCTTGTTTTGAAAAACAAGGTGGTGGTAGTCGGAGGTTTACTCTGACCCAAAAATAAACTTTATCGATGAGGTTTATTTGGTGTTTAGAAAAAGGTGATGTGTGTTAAGCTTATATTAAATGTGTCAGTATTAATGCTAAGAAGATAATAGGTTAGCAATCATAGTTTAGCAATAGTTATTCAAGCTATGATAATTAGTCCGAAATATAGAAAGTAACTACATCACCCTAAACATTTTTAATTTTATACCTTTATTTCCAATTTTTATAAATTTTAATATATATATATAGATATGGGAGGTAACACTTATGGTGATAAAGGTATAACTAAAAAAATAGCTGAAATTACTAAACAATTAAAAAATTTAAATGTTCAAAAAAATGAGTTATCTTCAAAGATAAATATATTAAATAAAGAATTATTAAAATATACATCTGGTGAGATTTCACCAAATCAAAAAACTATTTTTGATTTATAATTGGATTTTATTATTATAATGTGTACATTTGTATAAGGATTAACATTTAAAAAAATAAAAATTATGAGTACATTTGATGAATTATTTGAATCGTTTTTTGGAGGTAATAAACCAAAGAAAAAGAAAAAAAATATTAATAAAGAAGATGAAGAGTTTCAATCTAAATCTAAAGACTTTATAGATATGTTATCCAATATGAAAGATAATAATGAAATGGATGATATGTCTGAAATGAATAGAGAGGTTGAGAAATTAGGTGAACCAGATATTATAGATGTATACATGGAAGATGATATATACGTTAAGAAAAGTGTTTGGCATACTGAAATGGGTGATATTATAAAAACTGAAATATCTGAGGAACCATTTGATGTAGATAAAATTTTAATTGATGGTCATGAAACCTCCTTAGATGATGATGACCTTTTAACTCAATTAGATAAAGCTGTATCTGATGAAAATTATGAGAAAGCGGCTGAATTACGTGATAAAATAAGAGAAGAAAAAAAAGATTAAAAAAAGATTAGAAAAAGCTTGACAATTGGGAAAAGATTTAGTACCTTTGTAATGTAGTTAGAAAGATAAGTAAAAAAAAATATTAAAATAATAGAACTTTTACTATCTTTGTACATATTTAATAGAAAGAAATAAATTAAAAAAAAAGAAAAAATGAAAACAACAGTAATGACATATCAAACGAAACAGTATACGAAGGGTGGGCAACCGCAACCTAAATCGACTGGGCGTGTCATGTTGTTTGACTTGACAAATATATAAGAATTTTAAATAATCTTATAAGGCCCAGTTCAGAGAAATCTAAACTGGGTTTTTTGCGTTTATGGAATCTTCACCAATCAAAAGAAGAAACGTTATTTGACATATTGGATTAAAATTTAAGTTACACGTAAACTCAAGAAGGAATGTGAATTATCGGGATATGGACTAACGGCTAAGTCACTCCGTCTGGAGCGGAGGCATCATGCAAGTTCGAATCTTGCTATCCCGACCTTGTTGTGTAGTTTAACAAAGGCAACTATAAGTACTAATAATTATTAACTGAGAAGTACAATCAGTGAAAGGTGTTAGAAAAGTAGTCGCAGAATTAGAATATGGGCAGATAGGCCACAGATATAGGTGCAAACCCTATCACAATAATTAACGGGGATGAGTTGTAATGGTTTGCATACACCACTTGGACTGGTGAGGAAAAGTTCGATTCTTGCATCCCCGACTTGTAGACTGTTATTAATACATAGGTGCGTTGGTATCAACGGATGCGTAGAATTAAATTATTGTCCCATGGTGTAATTGGCAACACGTTCGGTTTTGAGCCGAAAGAGTCTAGGTTCGAACCCTAGTGGGACAACCCTTGACTTTTTTGTACTATTGTGTATATTATACATATGAGGAAAGAAAATAATATTCATTACTTGTATAAGACTACTTGTAATGTAAACAACAGATACTATATCGGTATGCATTCAACCAATGACTTGGAAGATGGGTACATGGGTAGTGGTAGGAGGCTTAGAGCTTCCATAAGTAAACATGGTGATGATAACCACACTAAAGAGGTGTTAGAGTTCTTTGGGACTAGGGAGCTTCTGATTGAAGCTGAAATAGAAGCAATCACAGATGATATGATTACGGATAAGGACTGTATGAATCTAATGGGAGGTGGAACGGGAGGTTATATAAGCGAGCAACATTACCAACTAACATCTAAACTTGGTGGTGATAAACATGCTGAACGAATGAAGAATGATAAGGAATATAGGAATAAAACACTATCGACCTTATCCGATAATAGCAAGAAGGTACATGAAGAAGGTAAGGTTAAGTTACCAACGTTTAGTGGGTTAACACATTCGGATGAGTCTAAAGAAAAGATGAGTAATAAGGCCAAGGAAAGAGTTGGTGAAAAGAACTCACAATTTGGTACTTGTTGGATAACCAAGGAGGGTCATGGTAATAAGAAGATTAAAAAAGAAGTTCTTGATTTCTATATAGAACAGAATTGGGAGAAGGGAAGAAAATAACGAGTAAATTTTATATTTTTAACTAGTACTTAACCTTCTAAGGGGTAAATAAAAATAAAATGGGGGTACGCCAAAGTTGGAGAGTTGGGACGGTCTGTAAAACCGTTGCGTAAGCTGAGTAGGTTCGATTCCTACTACCCTCACGGTATGCTGTTAGATTTTAAGCTTCTTTTACCTAGAAGGTAAAAAATCAATTTGCTCCTAAAGCATAAACGGTGATGTGCTAGTCTTGTAAACTAGAGAACTCAGTTCGATTCTGAGTAGGAGCTCAAATTAATTTCGACTTAGCTTTTTAGCTTTTCGTTATAATAAATGCGGTAGAGGTTCTAGTGGAAGAACACTGGCCTTCCAAGTCAGATAAAGTTCACATCGTAGGTTCGAATCCTATCATCCGCTTATTTTAGTCGTTTCCCATATTTCGATATATTTATAATAAATGATAAATATGAAAAAATGGGCACGAGAAGAAGAGAATATGTTAATTTCCTTACTGAAAGAAGGGAAGACATATTCTCAACTTTGTAATTATTTAGATGTATCAGATGGTACTCTAAGGTCTAAATTAAATAAGTTAAATGTAAATAAAACTACATTTAATGAACAAAAAAAAGAATGTGAATATTGTGGTTCTGAATTTGAGGTTAACATTAATAAACGGTGTGATAGAGATAGGAAATATTGCAATCATAGTTGTTCTGCTTATGCTACAAATATTAAGTTAGGTAAAAATGTACATAATAATAAAAATAATAAATGTTTAAATTGTAGTAACGAGTTAAGTAAATATCTAAAATATTGTGATAACACATGTTACTCTAAATATAAAGAAATGTTAATTTTTAATAAAATTGAAAATGGTGACACCAAACAATATGAAGGTCGTTACAAAAAATATTTAATTCATATTCATGGGGATAAGTGTATGGAATGTGGTTGGGCTAGTGTAAATAAAACAACTGGTAATGTACCTATAGAAATGGACCATGTTGATGGTAATTCAGAGAATAATTCATTAACTAATTTAAAATTATTATGTCCTAATTGCCATTCTCTAACGTCAACATATGGTTCCTTAAATAAGGGTAATGGTAGAAACGAAAGGAAAATATATAGAAATTATATTAAGGGTTTAGAGTTAGATAAATTAATAGAGGAAAAACAAAAATTGAACGGTGAATATATTAAACCAATAATTATCAAAAAAGATATATATGACCCTAAGGATAATAGAAAAGTTGAGAGACCATCGTATAAACAACTTATTACTGAAATAAGTGAGTTGGGGTATTCTGGTACTGGTAGAAAATATGGCGTTAGTGATAATGCAATAAGAAAATGGGAAAAACAATATGAAAAAATATGAGTATGTTTTCGGTGTTAATACAACTAAGGTGTTGAAACACAGTAACCTACTGAGTACGTATAAAGTGGGTTCGAACCCCATCTACCGCTCTATAATAAATTAGGAATATCAGAAAGTATTTATTACCTTTACAAAAAATATATATTATGAAAGAGGGAAAAAAAATAACTGGTTTTGCTGTTAGAAATGCTGAGGGTCGAAAAGATATTGCAACAAGAGGTGGTTTAGCTTTTAAATTAAAACTTGATAACGACCCAATATTAAAAAAAGCTAATGATGACCATTTATTAGACCAATCAAATAAAAATTGGAAAAATACTAATACAAGGTCTAAAATGATTAAAAATTTAGATTGGAGCGGTAAAAAACATTCTGATGAAACTAAATCTAAGATTAGTAAAAGCATGAAAGGTGCTGGTATCGGTTCAACTAACTCACAATATGGTAGTTGTTGGATTACTAGAGGTGGTGAAAATAAAAAGATTAAAAAAGAAGATTTAGATACATTTGAGAAACAAGGATGGGAAAAAGGTCGTAAAACGGCTTCTAAATAAAAATATATGGGGTTGCTTTGAGTGTGGGAACTCAACCTACTGGAGGGTGCAATGTGATAAGGTTGAAAAGTGATGGATTTAGAAAGTACGTATTATCTTAATCAGTAGCGAAGTAAAAGTATCTTTTATTAGATATTGGTTCGATTCCCCTCAACCCCACTAAAATAATTTTAATCCAATATGTTGTTTAATCCAAATATTTTTATTACCTTTATAAAAAATAAGGCATTATGAATAAAAATATAGAATCAAGAAACGACAAGAGGGAACAACATGGATTATGGGAAAAGTATTGGTCTAATGGTCAACTAGAATATAAAGGCAATTACGTTAATAGTCAGCGACATGGATTATGGGAAGAATATTATTATGATGGTAGATTAGAATATAAAGGTAATTACGTTAATAATCAGCAACATGGATATTGGGAACACTATTTCACTGATGGTAGATTAGAATATAAAGGTAATTATATTAATGGTGTAGAACATGGATATTGGGAACACTATTTCACTGATGGTGAAGTGTATTATAAAGGTTATTATGATATGGGTAAAGAAGTTGACTATGAAGTACTAATAGATACTCCACCAAAAGAAATGTTTCCAATTTATTAAATATATTATGAGTAAAAATATAGATATAACACCAATAGACAACAAGTTAGAACCACATGGATATTGGGAAGTTTATTGGCTTAATTGTAAATTGATGTATAAAGGTAATTTCTATAATGGCAATCAACATGGATATTGGGAAACGTATTGTTCTAATGGTACATTAAATTACAAGGGAAATTATCTTAATGGTCAGAAACACGGTTATTGGGAATCGTATTGTTCTAATGGTGAAGTATTTTATAAAGGTTATTATGATGATGGTAAAAAAGTTGACTACGAAGTAAATATAGATTCTTCACCAAAAGATATGTTTCCAATTTATTAAATATCAAATATATTATGAATAAAAATATAGAACCAAGAAATGACAAGTTAGAACGACATGGATTATGGAAAGTATATCTTCCTAGTGGTCAATTGATGTATACGGGTCATTATGTTAATGGTAATGAAGATGGTTATTGGGAAAAGTATTATCGTAATGGAAAATTAATTTATAAGGGAAATTATGTTAATGGTAATAGACATGGTTACTTTGAAGAATATTATAATAATGATAACGTATATTATAAAGGTTATTATGATATGGGTAGAAAAGTTGACTATGAAGTAAATGTAGTTACTCCATCAAAAGATATGTTTCCAATTTATTAAAAATAAGATATTATGAATAAAAATATAGAACCAAGAAATGACAAAGGAGAACGACATGGATACTCTGAAGTGTATCATCTTAATGGTCAATTATGGTATAAAGGTAATTATGTTAATGGTAATAGACATGGATATTGGGAACACTATTTCACTGATGGTGAAGTATATTATAAAGGTTATTATGATATGGGTAAAGAAGTTGACTATGAAGTGGTTGTAGATACACCTTCATCACCACTGAACGATATGTTTCCAATATTTTAAATATAAGATATATTATGAATAACAGCAATATAGATATAAAACCAAGAAATAGTAAAGGAGAACGACATGGATTATGGGAATCGTATAGGGATAATGGTTCATTAAATTTTAAGGGTAATTATGTTAATGGTCAGCGACATGGTTATTGGGAGAATTATCATGATAATGGTCAATTAAATTATAAAGGTAATTATGTTAATGGTAATCAACATGGATATTGTGAAAGATACTTTTCGAATGGGAAATTACAGTATAAAGGTAATTGGGTTAATAGTAAAAAAGATGGTAACTGGGAATGGTATTACAATAATGGTAATGCACATAAAAAACTTTATTATATTAACGGTTGATTATGAGGTTAAAATTGATGTACCACCAAAAGAAATGTTTCCAATTTATTAGGTTAAACCATATAATTTCACTACCTTTATAAAAACATTATATATTATGAGTAAAAATATAGAACCAAGAAACGACAAAGGACAAGCACATGGGCTATGGGAAATATATTATCCTAATGGTAATTTCGACAATGATAAAATGCATGGATTATGGGAGAATTATCATAATAATGGTCAATTGAAGTATAAAGGTAATTATGTTAATGATAAAATGCATGGGTACTGGGAAGCATATTATGATGATGGAAAATTAGAATTTAAAGGTAATTATGTTAATGGTAAGCGACATGGATTATGGGAACATTATTATGATAATGGACAATTAGAATTTAAAGGTCATTATGATAATGGTCAGCGACATGGATACTGGGAAGTGTATCATTATAATGATAAAGTATTTTATAAAGGTTATTATGATAATGGTGACAGAGTTGATTACGAAGTAAATGTAGATTCTCCACCAAAAGAAATGTTTCCAATCTATTAAATATCAGATATATTATGAATAACAAAAATAAAGATATAACACCATACAACGATAAACGTCAACCACATGGATATTGTGAAACTTTTTATTCTGATGGTACATTATGTCATAAGGGTGATTACGTTGATGGTCATCGACATGGTTACTTTGAAGAATATTATCGTAATGGTGAAGTATGTTATAAAGGTTATTATGATATGGGTAAAGTAGTTGGTTACGAAGTAAATGTAGATTCTTCACCAAAAGAAATGTTTCCAATATTTTAGTTTAATCAATATATTATGAATAAAGATATAAGGCCAAGAAATGATAAAAACCAACCACATGGATTATGGGAATGTTATTTTCATGATGGTACATTGATGTATAAAGGTAATTACGTTAATGGTAAGCGATATGATTACTGGGAATCATATTATGGTAATGATAAGTTACAAGATAAAAACTATTATATATGAACAAGAATATAGAATCATTAAACGAAAAAAACCAAAGACATGGATACTGGCAAGTGTATTGGTCTGATGATAAATTAAATTATAAATGTTTCTACCAGAATGGTAAAGAAGTGGGATATGAGGAATCTTATCATTTTAGTGGTAAAATAGGTAATTTAAATGTTAAATATTATTATATATAAGCACATTGTTGGTGGTATTGACTAATAAATAATTTTTTAGTATATTTGATTAGAGACCAAAAAAGGTTTTTAATTATATATGGTAACTATTAATATTACAGAAGAACAAAGAGAAAAGGCGAAAGAAAGAATGCTTAAACATGAATTACGAAACTCAGTAACAAAAGGTGATGGTAATTATGCTGGTGCGTTGGGTGAGATAATATTAATCGATAGATATAAAAAACATATAATTGATGATAATACATACGATTTTGATTTAAAGATTAAAGGTAAAAAAATTGAGGTTAAAACAAAGAGACAAAACAATGCTCCTCAATCTAACTATACTTATAATATTTTTGCTTTTAATACAAAACAAGTGTGTGATTACTATTGTTTTATTGGAATAAATTATGAGAATACTGAAGCATGGATTGCTGGTTGGATAACAAAAGAAGATTTTTTAGAGAAATCAGAGTTTAGAAAAAAAGGTGAAGTAGATAATAATAATCCTAGAATACCATTCACATTTAAAGGTGATTGTTATTGTATATTACAAAGTAAATTAATAAAATAAAAATATGAAGAATATTATAACGATAGATGTTGATACTGATAGAGAGGAAAATCCTTTTTTGATAAGTAAACCAAAAGAATTTCAACCAAAAACAACTGATGAAGCTAAAGAATCTGTGATTGATGATATTTCAGTTGTGTGTGAAACTTTATGTAGAATGATTATAACAGCTACTGATAGTGGATACGCTGTAAAGAGTGACCTTATAGGTGCATCTATAACAAATTTAAACTTGTTACTCGTTGATAATCAAGACGAAGTTAAATAACTTTTAAAATATTTTATTTGATTGTATCTTTGTAAGGGTTATCAAGATATTTATAATAAAACGAATTATGTCAAAGAAACCAATTATTAAAATTAATGGTGGCAATCCAATTGCCCTTTGTAATAGATGTTTTGCTATAATGTGTTATGTTACACATAAAGATGAAAATAAAAGTGTTGTTTTGAGCATACACGGAAATGGTATTAAAGATTATACATCAGCTAAGATAGGTTCAAAAGTTCCTTCTTATTGTGATGAGTGTTTACATTTATTAAATTATACTTTAAATGAGTAATGAATATTGGGAAATTTTAGCATACGTTGGTTCAGTGGTGATTATGGTGTCATTCATGTTAACCAATATGAAATTATTAAGATTATTAAACACCATAGGGTGTATAATCTTTTTAACTTACTCTTATCATTATGATAGAATGCCATTGGTGTTTCTAAATATCATGATTATACTTGTAAATGCATTTTATATTTTAAGAACTAAAAAATGAATAATACATTTAGAAAAGAGATTATAGATGATGAATTATATTTATATAATGGTAAGGGAGAGTTAATATTTAAACGTTGGATAACTAAAAATATATCAGTGGTTTTTGATATTATGGTTTATAACAAAGATACATTAGTTTCAATAACTGATAAAGATATAAAAAATGAGTAGAATTAATATTATTGTTGCAACATCTAAAAATTTAGTTATTGGTAAAGATAATGATTTACCATGGAGATTACCAACCGATTTAAAGCACTTTAAAAAGATAACCGAAGGTCATTGGGTAGTAATGGGTCGTAAGTGTTGGTTAAGCATCCCAGAGAAGTTTAGACCATTACCAAATAGAGAAAACATAGTAGTTTCAAGAGATAAAGAGTTTAATGCTATTGGTGCCTCTCAAATAAATGATTTAGAGACTTTATTAGTATCATTTAAAAACACTTCAAAAAATAAAGATGTTTTTATTATTGGTGGTGCTCAAATATATAAACAATCCTTCGATTATGCCGATACTTTATATTTAACGGAAATAGATGATGAGGTTGATGGTGATACATTTTTAGAGGGTTTCAATAAAGATGAATGGGTATTGGAAAGTGTTAGTGACTATATTGAAGAAAATGGTTTTAAATTTAGATTTAAGAAATATCAAAAAAAACTTGTTAAATCTTAATTTTTTTTGTAAATTTGTTTAAAATTAAAAACAATGGCGAAAGAAAGGGTTAGAGTTAAAGCAAAACCAATTAAACCAATACAACCTAAAAAACGTGTTAAACCAACAATTGATGAAACGAAAAAACCAATAAAAGAGGTTAAATCAAAAAAAGTAATTGATGTTATTTCTGTTGAAACAGTTGATGTAGAGAAAAGAAATGAAAATAAGTATTCTAAAATTTCAGCTGAAAATTATAAAGATTCTTATGAAACCATTAACGTTAAAGTTAAAAATGGTGAATTAAAATGGGCACATTATGCAACTGAAGGTGATAAAGGTTATCACTATTTTATTCATATTAAAAAATAAAAGATGAATTTAAAAGAACAAATCAACACTGATTTCATGTTAGCATTTAAAGCTAAAGAAATGGTTAAAAAAAACTTTTTAGGTGTTGTTAAAGGAGAAATTCAAAATGAAGAAAGTCGTTCTGGTAAAACAGATGATGAAATGGTTTTAGCTATTTTAAAGAAAATGGAAAAATCATTAAAACAAACAAATTCTGAAGAATCTTTAAGGGAATTAACATATATTGAAGGTTACTTACCAACTTTGATGAGTGAGAATGATATTAGAGAGATTGTTAATGTTTTAAAAGCTGATGGTATTACTGATATAGGTAGAATGATGGGTTCATTCAATAAATCACATAAAGGTAAAGCTGATAACAGTTTAGTTTCCAAAATAGTTAAAGAAGTATTAGCATGATTTATATAATATTATTTCTATTATTTATACATTGGGTTTCTGATTTTGTGTTGCAAACACATATTATGAGTACCAAAAAAAGTAGTAGTTATTATTATTTAACACTTCATGTGTTAATATATTCTTTCGCAACAATAATGTGTTGGTCATTGGTATTACCTATACTTGGGGTTAGTTTAACAATATCGTCAATTATATTATCTTTTTCTATTATTTTTATTACTCATTGGATAACTGATTATTTTACCAGTAGACAAACTAGTAAATTATATAAAGAAGAGAAATATCATGACTTCTTTGTTATGGTTGGTTTTGACCAAGTTTTACATTATGTTCAAATTTTATTAACATTTAATTATATTATATTATATTATGAGTAAAGAAGAAATATTCAAGAGTTTAGATGGAATGCTTGAGAATCAAAAATCAAAGAATTTTTTGAATCATTTGATTCATAGTTATATGCCAACAAATAAAATTGTTAAAGTTTTTGAAACACCTAAAGGTGATTTTAAATGTGCATTAACTAGAGAAAATCTCTGTTCTATTAGTGAAGTGTTAGATATTCCAAGTCAAGACGGTTTTATGGATATTTTCATTAATAGCTTAAAGATTGGTGATGATGGTAAGACTAATACTATAAATCCTTATATTGAATTTTTAGGTGATAAAAAATTAGGATTTACTGGTAAAGATACTACAACGTTTCTATCAAATGAAGCTTTAGAATCATTTATTGATTGGGTATTAACAAAAATCTTAAACGGTGATAAACACATCAACTGGTTAATGAATAAAATAAACTGTTTTGATGATAATCAATATAAAAGTAATAAACCTAAACTTAAAAAGACTATAGTGGATACTAGTGCTAAGTTTAATCTAGGTGATTCAAATGATGCTTTAGCTAAATTAAAATCTAAAATGGAGTCCGATGAGAATTAATATTTCACATCAAAGAATATGGTTTTGTTCAGATTTTCACTTATCACATAAAAATATCATTAAATTTGATGGTAGACCATTCGATAATATTGATGAAATGAATCAAGCATTGGAAGATAATTGGAACCTTCATGTAGGTAAAGATGATGTGGTGTTCTTTTTAGGTGATTTATCTTTTAATAAAAAAGGAACATCAACTAAAGAATTAGTTAATAGATTAAATGGTACTATTCATTATGTATTGGGAAATCATGATGATATAGACTTCATTGAGAGTCTTAATCGATTTGAAACTATAAATGATTATGTTCATTTATCAGTTGTTGATGAGGATATTGATATTAATAACATTAAAAATAAAATTAAATACCAAGAAATAATATTAATGCACTATCCAATATTAGAGTGGGATAAATGTCATCGTGGTTCTTGGCACTTACATGGACACACACATCAATCTTTAATTAATAGTAATATAGAATACTATAAACAAAAAGTATTAGATGTGAGTTGTAATGGTTGGGATTATAAACCAGTATCCTATATAGATATTAAAAATATTATGAAAAATAAAATATTATCAAAACATCATTAAATTATGGGAAATAAACCAAAACCAAAAAGAGAATCAATTTCACTAAGTAAATTTATAGAAAAAATGAAGGAAAAAAAAAATATAGAAGATTTGGAAACATCAGAAGCAGCTCCATTAAATGTAACTTCGATGACATCATCTGACGAAACACCAAATTCAAATTTTGGTGTTGGAAATTCTAAAAAAGATGATGATGATGAATCATTTGAACTATTAGATGAATATAAGGTAGATAACGATACAGTAGAGATTAGTTTTATTGAACTTGCTATTATTAATAGTTATCTATATGATTGTTTTAAGGGTAATCAAGAAGGTTTAACTGTTTCTGAATATGGAACAGTAGATAGCATTGGTAAAATTTACTTAAATGGTTCATTTAATAATACTGATTCATTTTGGTTCAGATGTAAATTTAAGGATGATGAAAACAATTATTTCATTCAAACTAAATTGTTTATGGACCATAGAAATGAGTTAGTTAGTCAATTACATGTTACATGTCAAAAACCTAAAACTTTCGCTGAATTCGCTGATTTTATTAAGATGATTAAATCTCTATCTTTTAATAATTCTGAATATAAAGGTAAATGTATCAAGATAAAATTGCGTGAAGGTAATTTTAGAGGTATTGAAATTATTGATATTGAAGAGTCTAGTAATGAATTAATCTTGACAGATACTCAAAAAAAATATATTGAACATTTTATATCTAGAGTTAAAAGAGGTAAAAGTGCTAGGTACTTATTGAATGGCGAACCAGGTACTGGTAAAACAGAATCTATTCGTGATATTGCTAGAAAATTAATACCACATGTCACTTTCATAATTCCAGATTTTGGTACTAGTGAAGAATTAACTTCTATAATGGAAGCTTGTGAAATATTTGACAATTCTGTTATAATAATGGATGATATCGATTTATACTTAGGTTCTCGTGACAATGGAAGTTACACTCGTTTACTAGGTCAATTCTTATCATTCTTTGATGGGGTTAAGAAAAGAAAAATTAGTCTTATAGCATCTACCAATGATAAAGGGTTAGTTGATAAGGCTGCTGAAAGACCAGGGCGTTTTAATCTAACACTAGACTACACATTCTTAGATGATACTCAGATAGAGAAGGTATGTTGTATACACCTACCAGAGAGGTGGAGGTTAAAAGAAGTATACGATGCACTTAAAGGTAGAATAAATGGTGGAGATATTAATATTACTGGTGCATTTATAGCTAATTTAGCTGATAACATAGTAGAAATGTCTGAAGATGATGAAAATTGGGATATTGAAGATACTATTAACCTAATAAAAGAATCTTATAAAGGTTTTTACTCTTCACAAGTGGAAAAAGAGAAAACCACTATGGGATTTTAATATTAAATAAAAAAAACCCTTAATAATTTGTTTATTAAGGGTTTTTTTGTACATTTGTAATATAAATAAATAAAAATGAAGAATAATACAGATATTAAACCAGAAAAATTTGAAATTGGTGTAATTGTGGCACGTTTTCAAGTAAATAAACTTCACGAGGGTCATGAAAAACTAATTCATATGGTTAATAAAAACCATAAAAAGGTTATTATCTTTCTAGGTGTACCAGTTGTTGGTAATAATAAGGATAATCCATTGGATTTTGCGACTAGAAAGGCGATGTTACAATATAGCTACCCAAATGCTGTAGTTTTACCACTTAAAGACCAACGTTCAGATGTTACATGGTCCAAAATGTTGGATTCTGATATAAAGGTACCATATGGTGACCTATCCGCAGTACTATATGGTAGTAGGGGTTCATTCATTGGACACTACAAGGGTGGGTATGACGTTATAGAGTTAACTAGTGATGTAGTTGCATCTGGTACTGATGTACGTAATGCTGTATCTAAAGAGATACTACAAACGGAAGATTTTAGAGCTGGTATTATACATGCAACATACGCTGCTAGAGCAGTAACATACCCTACCGTTGATATTGTTGCATATAATAATGAAGGTCAACTACTTATGGCTAAAAAACCTAATGAAAC